GGGTGTCTCCTCGGGAGCGAGGATGGTCAGAACGTCTGTCAGGTCTTCACGGTTGGAAACCGCAGAACCCGGATTGGTTGTGTCGTAAGTATTGCTAAAGGACATAGTATTAAGTTATTATCTGCGTTGAGAGAGTTTGGCTGTGCGGAGGGCAACAAAGTCACTTACGCTTCCTGAGTCCGCGAGGCGTTGGGACGCTTCTTTCGCCATTCGATCTGAGGGCTTTTCCTGCCTTCCTGTGGAAGCCGCATTTCCGTCCGGGCTACCGGGCGGGTTCACCTTCGGCTGCTGCTGGGTAATCGGGATGAGCTTTCGCGCATACATCGAGTTGGCAGCATGGGCCAGTAGATAAGGTAGTTGCGGGGCGATTTCTGGAATGGTGTCTTCAATGTTCTTGAGACGCGCATCCGACATCATCGCCTGATATTGCCGTTTTACATCGCTATCGTCGTTGGAGGCGAGCCATTCAAGTTCTTTCATGGCCTGCTGTTCAAACGCCGTCTTCATGCCCTTGCGTCGTTCCATCGCGTCCAGCTCTGTTTTCTGGGCGGGAAGGAACTTATCTCGGGCCTTGCGGGCGCGGCGAAGATGGTCCTTCACCTGAGCCTTGGTCAGATCGTTGCCATCAACATTTGCGGCAACATCATCATAGCCAAGTGTCTCTGCGCGATCCAGAACATCCTCTGCCCATTCAATCACTTCGTTGATTTCCTTCGATTTCTTCGCAAGTTCATCAATCGTCTTGATGCTGGAGTAGGGGTTGTTTTCGACCTTTTGCTCAAGCGGGTTTTTATTCTGCTGCTGTTGCAGGTATGCCTCCATTTGCGCTGCCTTTTCCTCCGCAATTTTGCGTTTTGCGGTAAGTTCGGCAATGCGGTTTAGAAGGCCAGATTTACCCTTCTGGGCAAGTTCGGCAATATCTTCATCGGAAAGTTCCGACAAATCGAGTTTGGAAAGAACATCCTTTTCCTCGGTTTTGGGTTTGGCAGCAACAGGTTCGCCCTCCTGTGTGGGATTTGAACCGTCCTTTTCCTCCTCCTCTACCTTGGGTTGGGCCTCACTGGCGGGATTTGGCTCCTTCTGCGGCGGGGGTTTAGCCCCGTTAGAAGAACGAGCTTTCAACTCGCCCAAACGACGGGCTGCGTAGTCGCCCATCGTAATATTAGACTTCTCTGTGACCACCGAATTATTAGAGTCCCCGGCGACGGACTGTGTGACTTCAGACATGGTGTTGTTCCGCTACCTTTAACGCCATAGCGATTGCGAGGAATATATGATAACAATACTTTTTATTGCTTTCCGATAGACCTGCGCTTGACCATGTTGCTATACCCGCCAAGGTCTAGAATTTCATCGCATTGCAGGATGCGGCCACTGATTTGCTGGAGTTTGTCCAAACTGGCATCGTGCAGCGCGTGAATCAAACTTTCGCGCATCATATACACTTCATCGAGAAACTCGAAATAAGTGTCGTTATGAAACAGGCTTTCCAGTTTTTTTTCGTTAATCATTGATTCTTAATTAAGCCTGCTGGATGCCTTGGGTTTGGGTCTGACCCATTTGGGCGGGGGCCGTGCCAATGCGCCCAATTTGGGCGTTCTGGGCCTGCTGGATTTGGAACTGGTACTGGTTGACGTACTTCTGCATACGTTCCGCAAAAGCCTTGTCCTGCTGGAGGCGCTGCATGACATCCGGCTGATTGGCGTATTGCTGGATGACCTGAAGGGCAATTTGCGCCCCGTTAGGTCTAGCACCAACCTCAATGCCAGCATAAATTTTGGAGAGGTCATCGGCCACCTGCTTTGTCACCTGCTGCATGGACTCCCCGGCTGGCTTAATCATCGCATCTGCCATGATGGGATTGATGAGTGCGCCACCAAGCTCAAGCAGGCTGTCAATGTCAATGCGGCCATTCTTATCAAGCTGGAGGAGCGAGATAAACTTATTGAGCTGGGCCTCGATGTTCTCCGGGTCATTCATCATCACGTCATAGTTGATGATGATGTCGAAGCTCTCATTGGGATCACCCTTGTTGAAACGCTGGGGATCGCTGACGCCCGTTACGCGGAAGAACACCGAGTCGGGGCCAAATCGCTGGTAGCACTTGAAGGCAAGGCGCAGGACATCGCGCACATGGGTCAAGAACTTATCCACAAAATACTGCTGCTGGATTTGGGAAAGAGGATTGCCAACATCCAAACCAACCAGCTTGTCGGCCTGAGCAAGCTGGGTATTCTCCATTTCCATGCTGCCCGGATTGTATTGCGGGACAGGGCCAAACTGGAACTCTCCGGCGCGGCGATAGGGAACATAGCGACCCGGACCCCAATCGGCGGGAGGGTTGCCAAGCGGGTGCATGATCGGGGGAAGCGTGGAAAGGCTGTTGCGGTCAATGCGGCTATCCCGTTCCACCTTTACCTGCCACTGGATGCCCTTGAGCATCTGCGGGAAGCTCTGGATGTCATACAGGCGTTTGTTATCCTCTGAGAGCTTGGTGACGACAAAAGGATACTCCTCGTAGCCATTCATCAGCTCATGCTTGGCGTAGTCGGGAATATCGGGCTTTCCCACGCAGTTCTTGTGGAAGATGGTGCAATAGATGCCTTCGCTGCCGTCCTCCTCATCCACGAGCCGCTGGTAGCCATAGATAACCTCGTAAAGCTCGTTGGCCGTGTATGTCGTAGTCTGGTATAGGTATTGGTTACGGCGTTCAATCCGAAGCGGATCAGCGGCCTCCGCGCATTTCTCAATCACATACTCAACCCAATCCTTGTTCCATCCCTCCGTGCCAACCTTGTTCCTAATTTGCTGCGCGGTCATCAGAACGCGGCGGAAGCAATAGGGAACCTTCTGCGGATCGGTTGTGTAGGCCGGGAGCAGGAAGTCGCCATCTGGGGCAAGGCTCTGCACCAGCGGACAATCAACGCTGCGACGGACAACCGGGAACTCGGCAATGCCTGTTTTACGCAGGTCAGAAAGAGCCTTCTTAGCCTTGGCATCAGTCATGCCGCCAAACTGGTTTTTCAGCAGTTCAACAAGCTGCTTGTCGGAAGTCTTTTCAATTACGGCCTTGACCAAATCGGGGCTGATAAGCTGAAGCTGGTCGAGCGTGAGCTTCTGGTTGAATGTACGGTCCTCGCGCTGCCAGCCAACGTAGGTAACCATGATGCCGCGCTCCAGCAGGTAATTGGCACCAAGCTCCATCTGCCGTTTGAACTGAGGAATGTAGCTGGCAACCATCCACTTCAGGAAAGAGCTTACAACCTTGGAGCGGCCAATATCGCCAATCTCCACGGGATAGGCGCGAATGTTTGCCCGGTTCATCGAGCTGATGAACATGGCGACATAGCGATTGATCCGCTCGTCAATTACATGGGCCTCTGTATCGGCGGCACCATCCCAAGGAAAGGCATCCGTGCCATGCTTGCGAAGGTCATCGCTCTTTCCGGGCCAGTAGTTGCGCCGAAAGTCATAGCTGTCGCGGCATTGGTTGAAATAAAACTCAAGGTCAGCCGCCGTGCGCGTGAAGGCATCACGGAGAGCAATGACATTAACATCTTCCTCGACGTAAATTAGGGCTTCCTTATTATCGTTCATTGATATGCTGTTTGATTTGCTGAACTATGCGAAATGCCGTTCCTTTGTCCAAGCCTACCTTGTCTGCCAGAACAGCCGGATCAATCGGTTGATATTGTGCTCGCAGAGTTCTTGATAGAATTTCAAACCCAAGCAGACGGTCTATCTGTTCCTCCTGCCATGCGCGGGAAGTCGTAATATCGTTGTCAAGACAGCGATTCATGTCTAAAAGTTGTGCCGCCATTGGCATCTTTGATTTCGTGGATAAAAATACGCTTGCCGACTAGTTTACCACGCAGCTTGCGAGGGATTGCAACGGGCACCCTTCCGTCCCTAGCCACAATCTTGCAATAGACCCAGCGCGGGTTTCGCGCCTCTGTCAGCACCACGGCCTGAAGCCGGTCTGGAACGGAAAGGGGAACCTCGTATGCCAGCCTGATAAGCTCCTCTCCAAGTTCCGTAAGGTTGGTATTTTTCCCGTATCCCGTATAGTGCAGGTCAACCTGAAGTTTCTCGGCCTTCAGTTTGAGCAGTTCATTTACATCAACGCCAATTTCCTCTGATAGTTTCTTGATATTCATTAGTATCCGCCTCCCCGACTGATTGTTTTCCTAGAGCTATCTACATAAGAAATTCCGTCAATGCAGGCGTACCTAATGACATCAATAGGGTCTTTCCATGCCTCGTCTGCCCCGCCGTCTCCCGTGTATTCCTGAAACGCGGTGATGATATTCTCGCATCTATCGGAAATGTAAAAATGGGGATGGTTAAGGCCATCAATCGGCATCTTCTTGTTATATGACATTTTGCTTTGGATTGCCTGAATCCCGTCTTCAATGTCCACACCGGGGGCTGGCACAAACGTCATTCCGGCGTTAGCCAAGTCCTCAATGATGGAACTAGCACCGTTCTGGGTCTGGTACTTGGCAGCACCAAGCCGGGGGTCAATTAGGCGCTCAAAGATGGTTTCGCCTTCCTCAAGCCTGCAAATTAGGTCAACATAGTCCTTAATCCCATAGCCAAGCCCCTTGCTTCCCTCTCCTCCAGTCCACTTGCCGCTGTTCCACTTGGCCCAATCGCCAATGTTTACGTCGGGCCACTCCCGGTAAACGTAATATGTCCCGTTCTGGCTGACGGCAATCCAGCACATGAACCAGTTTTTCCGGCCAGCCGGGTCCAAGATCATGTATCTTGTGCAGTCCTTCAGGCTCATCTTGTCGTGAGCCATCACATTGACATCGCGGCTAAAGAGCGGGAAACGGGTGGAAACGCTCTTGGTGGGGATTCCGTAGGCGCGGGTCAGAATTTCATCCTCTGGCCTGTTTCGCAAATCTGCTGCAATACGGTCATACCCGCCAAACGGATTGTCTTTTGAGTGGAAGTAAATAATCCCAGCATTTCGATTTTTGGACTTTTGGATAAACGGAACTGAACGTCCTCCAAGAAGCTCGGCTTCCTTGACATCCAAAGTGATTGCGCCCTGAAGGTAGTCTCTAACGACCTCCGTATATCCATCAATGGGTGTAAAGGTGACAATGAGTTTTGCATTGCGAGTAGCAAGGCGAAAACGAAGGGTAGCAAGCAGCTCCGGGCCAATGAGGTATTCATCGCACCATGCTCCTATGTTGATCCATTTTGATTCTCGGCTTCCTAGTTCAGCTCCTTCCAAGATGGTATCATTGTTCAGGAATTGCGCGTATGTCTTGAAGATGATGTGGCTCCTGCTCCCCGGCAGGATGAGGCTGCTTTTGCTGAACCCATTCTTCCGGGTGTAACTGACATTTTCCTCGGCCCCCAAGGTCTTCTTTCTCATCTCCTCCGGCAAGGCATCATAAACTGCACTTTGTTGTTGCCGGATTGAAACGTCAGCATTTTGGGCAAAGCACATGATGATGCTGTTGGGGTTTTCAACCGCCGCCTTGACCACGGCGTTTGATGCCCAAAAAGTTTTCGAGCTCCGGTTCCCACCGCTAACCAGAATTTCGTTGTATTTCCAAAGCAGCTCCTCGGCTTTCTTCCAATGGGGCAGCTTCCAGCCATACCTATACGGATCGCGCTCGCTGTTGGTAATGGACGAATGGTAAAGCTCCCAAAGCTCCACCACTTTCTCCGGCTTCATCCTCGCAATTTCAGAAAGCGAGGGAGGCTTGAGAATGGGATGCGATCTCCAGACTAGGCTCATTCCACAACCTCCACGGCATCCACGGCAATAGTCTCCTTCTGCAAGGAATTGCGGGCTTCCTCGATGGCCTTCATCGCATCCTCCAAGGAAGGCTTGTTGGTCCTGTGCTCAATTACCACCCGGTTCTCCCCCATTGCCTGCATCCCCTTGTCCACCGCAATGCCATAGGGAAGCACCAAGTCGCGCAGGTTGGTCTTGGCAAGGGCATCAGGATTGGCGGCAAGCTGCTCCATCTTCTGCTTAACCAGCAGCCTCAACCCCTCCGCCATCTCAAAGCCGTCAGCCGCCAACTGCTTCTTCCTCGTCTCTATCGCCATCTCGTGCCTAGCCCTAATCCGCGAAATTTGGTCAAAGCTATACCCCGTCTGATTGCTGATGTTCTCCCATGTCTCCCCACCACTCAGCATCTCCAAGGCCAGCGCAGCCTTGGTCATATCCCGCGCCTCCAAGCTAT